ACGGTGAGCTCATGGATATCACAACAGGTGATGTGGGCAAAGTGTCTGGTAACATTTGGAATGTTAGTGCCAAGGCGGGTATTCGAGATATTTCAGCGGGTGAGCGTGATCAGCGAAGAACTGACGACTTAACCTATGGCGCCCATGAAACGCTGGGTGATGACGAATTCACTATTGAGTTTAAGTAAGGATTTATCATGCAAGCACTAGCAGTTGAAACCGTTTACCTAAACAGTCAATACCAAAAAGACGATGACGGTGAGTTTGTTCTGAACGATGCAAACGAGCGCCAACTTAATCATGGCGAAGAGGGTTATAGAATTAAGCCGTTAAACTCATTGCAGTTCTGTGAAGTGATGACGGATGGCTTTGAAATTCGCGGTGGCAATAATGTAATGAAGTTCGCAGGTGTTCAGTTGTTACTTCGTTATGGATTAGAGAACCCCGCAATCATTCCCAAGTTGCCCGCATTGAGAATGACAGAACTGGCCCATGCAATTTACACCAAATCAGCGTTGGCCGAGGCCGAAAGAAAAAACTAATTATCGCAGTAGAAGTCGCAAAAAAACGAGATGCGTTTAACTGCGACAATTGCACATGGGGTAGGCACTGCGACGAAACTAACCCCGCCCCATACGATAAATGGGATTTAAAAATAGATGGCAAACTTGAAACAACCCGCATTTGCCCTCTTGGTCAGGTAACACCGCAAAGTAACACCCTTTTAAATCTTTATGGCTTTTACAAGCAGGGCCAGTTGTGCCTGTCGGGTGGCGTTCTCGAACAGCCGCATAAGTACCTTGAAGCCATGCGAATAATTGATAATCAGGTGAACAGTGAGTAAGTACGAATTTATTATCTCAGCGCAGGATAAAACCGCGCAGGCTTTCACCGCGATTAATTCAAAGCTGGGAACCGTAACGAAGCAGGCAGCAGGAACCGCGGCCGCAGTTGCGGGAGTAACAGCTGCTTTTGGCGCGTTTATGGTGTCATCCGCTAAAAACGCCAAGGAATTAGAAGCCCAAGCACGGCTTGCAGGATTGAACGTGGAAGAGTTTCAATCGTTAAGCTATGCGTTTGGAATGTTCAATATCGAACAAGAAAAGTTCGCTGACATTTCAAAAGATGTTCAAGACAAGCTAGGCGATTTTATCGCTACCGGCGCAGGCCCGTTTAAAGACTTTTTTGAACAAGTTGCGCCACAGGTTGGATTGACCGCTGACGCTCTTAAAGATTTATCTAGCACTGATGTTCTAATAGCTGTGAAAAAGGCAATGGACGATGCGAACGTATCAGCCAAAGAACAAGTGTTCTATATGGAAGCGATAGCCAACGATGCAACGCTGCTACTTCCAGCGCTGCAAAATAACGGTGCTGCCATTAAAGAATACTCTGATCAGTTCAACAACTTGAACTTAGCCATGAGCCAAACAGAAGTTGAAAAAATGGCTGAACTGGCGAATGAGTTTAAGCGAATAGAGGCAACGGCCAGCAGTATAGGAAACAAGTTAGCATCAAACTTTGCGGAGCCACTCGCTGATTTACTCGAAGTGTTAGAGGGTGGTTTAAATGAACATTTGCTAAGAGGCGAAAAAGCATTTAAAGGAATGGCCGCTGGTATGTTTGAACTAGCCGCAGCATCTGCAAAGATTTCACAATATAACCCATTCGCGATTTTCGCATCAGGCCTAAGCCAAGACGAATTTGCACAGCAAGCATCGGATTTTAAAGGTACTGCAAACTCGCTATACGATGATATTAATCAAATAGTCGATCAGCTTAGTGAGTTAGATAATCCTGATTTTGGATCGACTAATAATATCTTTGAAGGTATGGATGATATGTTCAACCTTGAAGGGGCCGTGACTAATATTGATACTTCACCGATTAAAGAAGTAACAAAAGAAGTCGAAGCGGCTACCAAAGAGGTAGAAAGTTCATTCCTTAACAGTCTGGCGCTTATTGACGAAATCAACGCTAATGCATTTAGCTTTGATGAGTCGATGGCAGAGAACGCTGGCATGTTCTGGGATAACTTCGAGGAGCGAGGTTTTACCGCCTATGAAAACCTTCAAGAAGGCAACCAGTCTTTTTGGGATAACTGGTTAGCAGCCGCCCAAAACAATCTTACTAGTTTTGATGAGTTATCCGCGTTCACTATTGAAAGTTTCTCAAACCAAATGGGGAACGCTTTAGAGTCGGTTATCTTTGATAGTGAAAGTTTGGGTGATGCTTTCAAAGGCGTGATGCAGGGCATGGCTCGAAGCGTGGTTAATGCGCTGGGTCAAATGGCCGCGCAATGGCTTGCTTATAAACTTGTTCAGTTAGCTATCGGAAAATCAACCGCGGTAGCGGGTGCTGCAGGCTTAGCGTTAAATGCGCAAGCGCAATCATTAATGGCCGGCTTAAACGCTTTCGCCGCCACAGCTGCTATTCCAATTGTTGGCCCCCCTGCAGCGCCTGCTGCAATGGGTGCTGCTTTGGCTGTGACACAACCTATCGCCGCATCAATTTCAGCCCTTACTGCCAGTGCCGCGATAGCGTCATACGACGGTGGTGGCTTTACCGGCGCAGGCGCTCGTATCGGTGGTATGGATGGAAAGGGCGGTAAGCTAGCTATGCTTCACCCGCGCGAAAAGGTTATCGACTTAACCCGCGGGCAAGGTGAGGGAACCAGTATTAATGCGCCGATTACTATAAACGGTGGCAACTTATCGCCAGAAGAAATGTTGGCGAAAGTAAATAAACTGCCCAAAGCCTTTTTGCGAAAAATTCAATCCGAACTTTCAAGGCCGCGTTAATGTTTCCTACTAATGATTTCGAATCAATTCAGGCCGAGTTGATAAGTCACACTATCATTCCAAAAGCGCGTTTAAGGCGCTATCGCTCAAAAAGCGGTAAAGAGCCTTACTATCAGTTTAGCCTACAATCACAGGTTAAACCTTACCGCGAGTTCTCGCGAATTGATGCGGTGCTAGACAGTTATCAAGGTGAGTTTGAAGTATTCTCTCTACCTAACCCAATGATTTCACATAAAGCCCAAACAGGGCTTTATTTGTATCAGGACGCGAACAAAGGTTCTGACACCATAGTTTTAGGTGGTGTTCCTTCAAGTGAAGTTGATGCAGTTATTGCGGGTGATTTCTTGCAAATAAACGGCAGCAAAAAGGCATACCGCGTATTGAATGATGCGAACGCTGATGCCGCTGGCCGCGTCACTGTTAAGTTAACGCAACCCCTAATTCAAAACTACATTTCACCATCAGTTGTTAAATACGGTGATGCTGTTGAATTTCAAGTCTCAATGACTGATCGCGATAGCGATGCAACCACAGCGGATAAAGCCCGTTGGGGCTCTCACTACGTTGAACTAATAGAACAAATATGAAGCAACTAGATTCAATAACCCTGCAACGGTTGAAAGACAACTACCGCGCGGGGAGGAAAACTATTTATCTTGTGAAAATGCAAATCAACGGTGAATGGGCCTATATCACTGATGCAGATACCGAGATTGATTTTGCTGGCGCTACCTATTACCCCGGCTACATCGATGATGAAAGTATTGATGATATTGAATCAACTTCTGAGCCAAAGACAAACGATATAGGCGTTGAAATTGATGCGAACGAGAACAGCTTTGTTCCGCTTTTCTTGAACGAAGGCTGGATGAATGGCCCTGTTACCATTTATGAGCAGCACTACGATAATTTAGGGCTTATCTTAACGAACAATATCTTTGAAGGCTTGCTGGATTCAAGAGATCTCGACCCAGAAAAACGCAAGATACTAGCCAACGTATCATCAGTATGGGCTGATTTCGACAAAGAAGCCGGAACAAGAACAAATACTAAAAGCCAGCAACGCAACTATCCAACTGATACCGCATTCGACCATGTAGCAAAAGCTAAGCGCAAGATTTACTGGGGCCGCAAGGCGCCTTCATCTGCTGCATACGGTTACGACACAACAAGAACTCGTTCAAAATTTCCTGATCCGGAGTTGCCATAAATGGGCTTTTTAGACGATGCAGTTTCGTTTCTTGGTGGAGCGATATTCGGCTGGCTTATGCCAGACCCGCCAAAGCAATTGGCCCCTGGTGCTGAACTAACCAGCGCTGAAACTGATGCCAGTATTGCAAAGATATACGGCAAGGTTGAAAAGAAGCCCGGGCATATTGTTTTCAAAGAAACAAACGATAACGATGATGATGATTACCCTAATGACTTGTTGCACATCATTGTTGTATGGGGGGAAGCGGTAGAAAGCATTGATGAAGTTTACATTGATGATATACCCAATTCTTCAAATGATGATGCTTTCTTTGCGGGTGATAAGCGTGCGGTATACGTTAGAAACTTCACCAACGGGATGGGGAACTACTACGATCCTTTACTAGCAAAGGCTGGGTGGCGTGATACCGATAAGCTAGAGGGTAAAGCATGTTCATACATCCGTTTGGAGTATCACGATGATGAAACAGCTATTCTATCAGAACCAAATCTTACTGCAGATTTAACCGGCACTACGTTCACTAACCCCGCAACGGCTTTATTGGATTATTTAACCAATCCGATTTACGGCAAAGGGTTGCCGTCCTCTTATATCAACTACAATTCTTTTGCTTATGCTGAAGCGCTTTGTAATTCCGATGTTGAAGAACAAAAAGAAAGTGGCGAGTTTCGCGATCTTTTTAGCTGCAATATAGCGCTAGATACTGGTGCCACCGTTCTTGAAAACGTTAACACGCTGCTTAAGCCAATGCGGGGCTGGTTGCCTATTATCAACGGGCAGCTAAAGCTTTTAATTGAAGAAGACAGCACGCCAGTTGACTTACCTATTCTTGAAGAAGACATACTTCAGATGGGTAAGATCACAGAAGGTAACAAGAACAACCGATTTAACCGGGTGAGCGTTACTTACTACGACCCCGCAGCTGATGGCAGCAAACAAGAAGCGGTTTATCCTGAACCTGATAGTGATGTTTTCGATCAGTTACTGGCAGAAGACAACGGCTTCATACGTGAAGAAAGTGTTGATTTAAAAACCTGTCGAAATTACTACGAAGCTTTAGAGTTTGCTAAAACCTACCTTGAAGTATCGCGCCAACAATTAAGAACTAAGATCACGCTGCCCAAGTGGGCCACTATTTATGATGTGGGTGACATTGTTCCTGTTACTTACATGAGCGGCCTGCCATTTTGGGAAGGCAAATTATTCAGAATAGAATCTAAGGAAGAAAACCGCGAAGAAGTTACGCTTAGCGTTCGCGAGCATCAGCCTTATATTTATGATTTCTTTGGTGAAGGCAACAAGCCAGAACTGCCAGACACTGCCTACACCAGTAAAGAGCCTGATGCGCCTACCGATCTAAATATCGAACACATTTATAGTAACTTTGTTCAAGTACGTGTTCGCTGGGTATCTGAAGCGCAGCGCTTTGATTATCGCGTTCTTAAAGGTGACGTAATAGTTCAAACAGAGCGTGTAGCAACGCGCGAAATAGAACTAACAGGCTTTGATTTAGGTGAGTACCGTTTTCAGGTTCGTGCGTTAAGTGGTCTGGGTAAGCGTTCTGGTTGGTCTGAAATACCACTTGTAATGCAGGAGCCTGGTGAACCTACGAATATTGAGGTAATTGCCGACGATCTAGACCTTGAAGTTATACCATATTTGGCAGGCTCTGATTCATCCACATCTTTCATGTTTTCTATTAGTCATGATTTAAATGATGAGGAACCACCGCTACCCCACCGTGGCCCAGCGCACACTTACACTTTTACCGGGTTGGCACCGAACACAGAATACAAAATATGGGTTCGATCTCACAATCCACTAGGTAACTCAGGCTGGGTAAGCATTCTTGCTACAACCACCGCTACATCAGCAAGGTGGCAAGATATTGTTCGTTCGGTAACATTACCAGGGTTGCCTGATAACTTGGGTGATACTATCAGCGGTGTGGTTTCTGATGTGGCTAACTGGTCACAACAAACGGGCGCATTAGGTGAAGACTATTCAACGCTGATTTACAACGTAACTCAGGTAGAGCAAGCGAACCAAGTTAATTCACTAGAAATAATTGGTGTAAAAGAAAAGGTTGGTGATCAATCGGTTCAGGCGCAGATAGCAAACTTCAAAAACGTTCAGATAGGATACGAAGACGAAAACGGCGAATGGGTTCCTGGTGCGGCGTTCGCCCAGGCGTTTGAAGAAGTAAAAATAAATAACCTTGATGGGCAAGAGGTAAGTGTTTTTTCTTACTTTCAAGCGCTGGAAACCGCTATAGGTGAAGTGCAGGGCGAAATACAGTTTGCTATTGATGCTAACGGGCGAATGACAGGCGTATTTATTCGCGGTAGCCAAGACGTATCTGAAATTATATTCCTTGCAACAAATACCTACTGGGTAGACTCAGAAGGCTATGTTGTTTTAGGTGTCAACTCAGCCACCAATGAATTAGAGTTTTTCGGTTCTGGTAAATTTTGGGGTAAGTTGGTTTCACCAGAATTTCAAATGATTGGCACCAACTTCATGAAAGTTGAACTGGCCGATGGTTTTGGGCCAGACGGTTTATGGTACTGGTACGGGCCCAAGATTCTTGATAATAACGGCGAACCTAAACTTTCTGATTTAACTAAACAGAATGCTATTGAGTGGAAAGATACAAACGGATCGGCCTACTTTGGCGGCTCTCTCAGTGCTGGCGTTCTTAGCACATCAACACAGAACCCTGATTTGACACTTAATCCTACAGCTGTCATAGGCCCATTTACAACGAACGGCAATAGCAAGCAGATAGTATTTAGTATGTCATGGGAAGGTGAGTATACACAAAATGAAGCCTGTCCAGTAGGGATACCAACCCAGCCAAGCGCGACACTAAGATTAGAACGTTCTATTGGCGGTGGCGCTTGGTCTACTCTACAAACAAAATCTCTAACTGGTTCTGTGACGCTAACGCCCGTTGTATACGATGATGGCAGAGAAGAATGCGTATTCAATGAGCAGGCAGGATCCAGCTTCACCTTTACAGATGCTTCAACGGCAACCGGTTCGTTCTCTTATCGTGTTGTGGTTGAGAATCAATATAGGCATTTGCTACAGCAATTCATTACCCGCCAAGTGCTATCTATAACCTCAACAGAGGCTTAATAACATTAATGAGTGATTTCATTTTTAGTCTGAGCGATATAAGCGTTTCAGATGGTAGTCCAGTCGTGTCTGTAAATAACTCAGACTCGTTCTTTGGTTTAATCAAAGGCAGCCAGTTATTTATAGCTGGCAAATTGCCCGTAACCATAGAGGAACACGACACCACAACACGAACGATAACGCTACGTGAAAACTGGACGCAGGGTGATCTTAATAACGTTGCTGCCACTGCGGTTCCAATCGGTGCTGTATCGACTTTGCTTCAGGCGTTAGAGAATAACCGTGCCGCTTATCAGGCTTTAACAGAAGCTATAGCAAACCCAGCGGCAGAGTTGCAGCCTATTGTTGAAAGCGCTCTAAGATATTTGAATACTCAAGTAGCTGAAAGCCCACCTATCAAGCGCGAGAAAAGTTTTAGTCAAATACTGACGGACTACCCAACGCTAAAGAAAACCGAAGTACGGCCTACGGATTCACCTAACAACAAACGCTTAATTCAATTTGATGATGTGCGCGGCGAAGTGCATATAGCACTAACTGACAGGTGGTTCACTATTCCTACCACTATTGCTAGTCGTGCGTTCCCGATTTTCTATCGAGGTTTGATACTGCGCTTTAATAACAACAGTGCGTACAGCGGCAATGTCAAAATGCGTGTTTACCCGATGGGTACAGGCGGTTTAGGTTTACCTAATAATCCAACGCTAGCGAATCACCAATGGCATGAGTACGAAACTACGGTTACGGACCTATACAAAATTGGTGAGTTTAATAGCGAGTATTTTGAAGGGATTATTGAGTACATCGAATTAGACAATGGCTGGCATCAGTTCGATGTTAACCAATCCAACGTAGGTTCGCTAAATGCAAAATTCGATGTGGCTTTTGGCGCTCTGCGTTCACCGTTCAGAGCGTTTTATCAAAAAGCCGATGGCTATTGGTATAGCGAAGATATGTTCCCCAACAACGTGAACAGCCTCGGCCCTAGTTGGACGCAAGATTCAAGTGACCCAAGAGCGTTTACCGTAACAGAAGCCGACGGCAGCACAGACGCGCTAAGGTTTTTTGGTGACAGTTTTGATGACTTTCAGTTTGAACTTATTTTACAAGTTGCAAATTTAAGAGGGTCTATTGCTGTAACAGTTTCTAACGCAAACCCTAATCGTATTTACTTCTCTGGTCCTTCTCGATTTATCACCGATGAGCGCATTTATTTAAAGCGAACAAATCCAAATACCCCAATAAGCGCCACTATTCTTGTGGAATCGCTAAAGATGAGAATACCCCATTATGGATAGATTGTTTGATGTAAACCTACTTGATGATAACGGTTGGACGGACGGTGAAGAGTGGGCAGACTGTAACCCTGCTCAAGATTTAGAGCAGGTTTATAAGCGTATCTACTCTGACAGCGAAGAGGGTGACCCTAATTATCGCGTAGACCCAGGTGATAACTTTTATGTAGCTTCACACCCTGATCAGGTAAGGGACTGGACTCCTCGCACTTTACCTTGGAATTTAAACTTAACAAAAGGGCAAAACGGTAACCCGCTTTCGTTCTATTTTGGCTTACAAGTAGGTGAGCGTGAAATAGACACAAACCTTGATAATCATAGTCCTTGGATGCAAAACGTATCGGGGGACTTTATTGTTCTAGGTGCTGGCTACCATCGTTTCTTTGGTTTAAAAGTCAAAGACTCAGACCCTGTTCTAAAACTTGATTCTATTAACAAAGGCAGCGAGGTTCACGGTGCAGTATTGAGCAATGCTGGTCTTATCGACACACAAGGCTACGCTATGTTTGATTGGATTTTGCGAAAACTCACATTCATTAATACGATATTTAAAGCACTCGATATACCCATCGGTTCTAGCAATGTATCGACCCAAGACTTTGATATTACTGGTACAGGTGATTGCGGCATTGTAATTCGTGCTGGTCACTCCGATATGGAAGTGATTGATGGAACAATAACCAACGACAACCACTTTTTCAGTGAAAATTTCACACTACTGCACGGACTAGAAATAGAATCTGGTAGCAAAGCTGTAGTTCGCTATGTGTCAACAAACGGATTTAGCGGCAACGGCTTTAAGTTTGGCTGCGAGGTAGACGTAAAAGGGCTTAATTCTAGTCATGATGGCGCGGGTATTGAGTTTTTAAAGCCCGCCAGCGCTAGAGATTGTATGGTCAACTTAACTCGTCGATTAGGTGGTAACAGCTTTGCGTATTACTTGCACGAAGGCGGAGAACTCAATAACTGCGGCTGTAATTTAGACGAAACAGGCGGTTTAGGCGTGATTGTTATTGGCCCTAATACCACTGTGACAGTTAACGGGGGTGATTATCGCGCTCACGCTCCGTTACCTTTTGCTTCCGCACAAGGACCATGCACATTAATTTTGAATAACGTGGTGATGAACGGCGTTCTGTATAACGAAACGCTAGAATTGCTAGGAGGGGAATCATGGCGTGGCGTAAAAGCGGAAGTACACACCGACGATATGGAAGTATACGCAAACAAAACACTTAACTTGCCTTATATGCATATTCCGCAATTGGATAACGCAGTTGCAGTTCAAGGTACTGAAAGACCCTTTCAAAGCGTTGTTACGTTGCCAAGTGGGGCTAGGGTTTTAGCTACCGAAGAAGGCTCACTAAGATACATGCCAGCCGAGGCATGGTTACACTTAGACCCGGGCGAAACAGCAATAGATCACTTCCGGTACTCAACGGAAGACTTAATTTATATGCACCGTTTTGTGATTAACGCCTCACCCGAAGTTGGAGCAAAAGTAGTTCAACCTAACGGATTTAGCGGTTCGGGGTGGAGTAAAAACGACAGCGTTTACTCAACAAACGGTACAAGCAACCCGTTAAGCGCGAACTATAACTTTGAAGCTGGCGAAATCTACCAAATATCACTAAAGCTGGTAGACAAGGTGAGCGGTTCGGTCACACCAAAAATAGGCAGTGCAACGGGCCAATATAGCCATGCTATCGAAGGCACAGAAGTATGGCTTATTCGTGCGCCAGCTAATGCAACACAAGTTCAAATCACAGCCAGCGGTTACAAGGGCAGCGTTCAAAATATCTATGTGCGTAAGCTGCTAAGAACGGAAACACCGTGCGTACCTACGCTTGAAGGTTCGGTATCCGGCTCTGATGTAAATCTATCATGGAGGCTA